TACCACCATTCAGTTCGTGGTTGTTAATCTTTACAACAAAGATCGAGTTGTTCGCTGTCGCGTCGTTACTCGGAGTGTCATAAAAATCAATCAACTTCACTTGAAGTGCAGCCGTAGTATTTTTGGAACTCGAATCAATTTCAACACCTGATATACCCGTAGTGGTGCTACCAGATCCGAAAATTAGATTACAATTTTCGTTTAAATTTGCAGCTACTAGATTATTTGCGTCTGAGTCTTGCTGAACAATAAATAACTGATGAGGATCATCAGCTACAAATGCTATCGCATCAGATGCAGCCGTTCCGTTAGGGAACGTATTATTAAATCTAGGCTTTGATGTACTTGGGTCTGTGTAAAAACATCCCATAAATACTCCTCTTATAGCGTCGCCAGCTGTTGCTACAACGACTGTTCCGTCGTTTGCTTGTTTAACTGGATCTCCAGTAAATATGCCACTTGCTCCGCTTGCAATAGAGTATTTAGTTGTACCAGTAGTTCCGCCTGGGGCAGAACCAACTTTAGCTATTGGTCTTAAACCAAACGCTTGGTCTATGTTAGCCATAGTAGTCTCCTAAATTATTTCAGAGACAATGATCTTACTAATTAAGACTTCTTGCCCCCAAATGTTACTCTGCTCTGCCTATCTTGTGAGATCGGCATCGCGGGGTGCTCGTCTTTATGTAGGTCCTCTTCAATGGCCTTTGTCTTATCGTTAGTAAGATTACGGAAGTATTCGTCCCGATCCTCTTTTACTTCGATTGGACATCTCATCAAAAGAAGCCCTCCTGTTCCTATCACGCCTTTGTACTTTCCATCTTCGATAGCTGGTAAATCCATTCTATCGGGATACTCATCTGATCTTACAAGTTCGTATCCACTTCGTAATCTACCGATGACATTTTTTTCATCCTGTTGACCACGATATTCGGATCGTACCCACCTGTGGTGAAAACCTTCTGGTGGTTCTGGTGCGTCAAGGTTTGATGGAGGAACCCATCCCCTCTTTCGAGTCACCTTTTCACGGGTTTCTTGTTTGCGTGTTAGATTTTTAATTCCTTTAGTAGTCATTTACGCCTCCTTCACGTGTTTTGCGTACTCTTCAAGTGGCACACCGAGTTTTTTTGCGATCGCTACTTGTGATGGTGTGAGCTTCACAGTGCGGCGTCCAGTGGACGATGTTCTTACTGCAGAACCAACTTTTTGAGTTGGTCTAGTTTGATTTCCTTGTTGAGGAAAGTTTTTTGCAATTCGTTTATCTATCTCAGTATAATACTCATCTGTCGATGCGTCAAATCCTTCTTCAACCAATTCCTCATGTAATCCCATGGCAGCGTACGTCATTACCTTGTTTTTACCAAACCATGCGTTTCTAGAAGCCCATTCAGTTGCTTTTGGATCTGGTTCTGGAACAGGTTGTTGAGACTGTTGATTAGTTTGTTGAACATTTTGTTGTAGTATTTCAGGCATAGGTTCGCCTTGAAATTCTTGACCTTTTGTTCTTTCACGTTTTTGTTTAGAAACATTTACACGTTCTTTTTCTATAGCTAATCTTGCTATCTCCTGTTGAGCTTCAACTTGTTTGTTAACATCACCTGCTTGCATAGCAGCTTCCATCGCTCTTTTAGCAAAAGCTTCTTGTGTAACTAACTTATCCTCAATATTTTTTATAGCGTGTTCATCTTTCTGTGCTCCAAGATTAACAGCCTGTTTATACTTGTCGTTTACGTTTTTAGCGTATTCAATAGCAGCCTGTTCACGTCTTTCAGCTTCACGCATTTTTCGTGTTAACTTATCTATACGACGTTTAACTGAAGCAGAATAATCTTCTAATTCTTCTTCTTTACCTTTTTTAGGTTCTTCTACTATAGGAGCTTCTTCAACTTGAACTTCAGGTTGATTAGGCTGAGCCTGCTCCTTGTTGTTTTCTTCTTTTACTTCTATCTCGACAGGATCGCCCGAAGTATCTATCGGTACCATCTTATCTTGCTCTGATTGCACTTGTGGTTGCATAGACTTCTCCATGTTTATAATATGTTAGCTGGCAATATATCTCTTGGATCATCAATGACAGCCAGTATTTCATCGTCATTAATAATCCTTAACTCACCACCGTCTATTCTAATTCTAGATCCTGCGTAGCGAGTAATTAATACCCAATCGTCCGTTTTACACCATGGACCAGTGGGAAACTTGTCTTTGTCCTTATAAGCATCAGGCCCAACTTTTAAAACTTTACAAATGTTAGTAGTTATTTGAGATTCAGCAACAGTTTCATCTGTCAATATTATACCTGATTTTGTCTTACTATCTAATTTAAGTGGGAATAATACAATCCTATACCCAGTTGGGTTGGGTACCTTTTCTATCTCTTTTTTCTGTTTTTCAACAGCTTTGCCATCCCATACATGTTTTGGCACAATTAATTTACTCATCTTCTAGCTCCGTTTTCTTAAGCAGGTCCGTGAGTTCCTGTTCAGCTTCTTTTAAACCGTTATACCTACCAACCATGTATCGATAAGTATCCCAATCTTTTACACCATTAGCTATAGCCTCTTTTATGACCTCTTGTCTAGCTTTTAGTTCGTTTTTGTAATGTGAGAAAAAATTTTCTATCCGCATGATTTCATGAGGTCAGCTAATTTTTTGCAACGATTAGGAGTTTGTTTGTTCCATCTAGAGTCCAACATCTCATAACTCGCACCAATAAAATTACCTTCCTGCAGGCATTTCCACATATTTTTAAACTTAGACACGCCTGTCTGCCCAAGTTGAAAACACATTTCTGCTAAAACGTGTTGAGCTGTTTCAGGTAAATCATCAATATTATTCTGAGTCATTAACTGTTTAGCTTGAGCTATTGCTCTGCTTAAATCTTTATCAAATACTGTTTGTAATTCTTCTTCTGTGTATTCTTTACCAGCAACAAAATTATCTGCTGGGACAACTTTATGACCCCACCCGATTGTATCGAACCCTTCGGTATCTTGATATATTTTGTTTCTAAAACCTTCACTTAACTTCACTGACTCCGATAATGCTTCGTAGCTCATCCTTTTCCTTTCGCTTTTCTAATAGCCTCTTTGCCTTTTTTAGCAATTGCAGCTTGTTTATTTTTACCAGCAACTTTAGCTCTTTGTTCTACAACCGTCAATATTTGTATTTTTCTTGCAAAAGGTTTTTTAATTTTCTTAACTTTCGCCACAGTCCGCTTGGCATCAGCAGGAGTAGCATACTTAATACCCACAGTATCACGTGGATTTTCGTCAGTATAGAGACGTCTTCCACTACCTTTTGGTTTTTTTCCTGTTCCTTTTAGTGGATCTTTTCTTTTTTTCGACACCTTTGATTACTCCTTTGTTTTTAGAAGCATAGAAAACAGCCTTGGCATCTTTGCCATAAGTCTTCTCCATTGACTTCATTATTTTTTTACCTTTTTTATTTAAAGGCATTATTTCTTTTTGAACAGTCCTATTGCACTAGATCCTGCCTTAATCCCGAAGCTCGCAGAAATCGCTATATAAAGTAAATTGTGATAATACGACGGCAGATCTTGCAAAGCAAGAAACCCTTTGTGGACATGATCTTGCAAAGGCGTGAAGACTAAAACTGCTGGAAGAAGTAAAACAATGAGGGCTACCTCATCTTTCCACGATCCTTTCATTTGGTCAACTGCACTTTGCTCCCATGCAACTTTACCAGCAATCTGGTCCTCTTTAAGTTTCTGGGTTGCTTTAATTGTTGTAAGTTTTAATTCTTGTTTTGCTTTCTTGGTTTCTACAAAACCCTTGACGCCATCTGCGACGACGCCAAGTAAAGGTTTAGCTAATAATTGCCACATAAAATTTTAGATTGCTCCTATGATAACTATTACGATCAGTGCTACAATAGCTGCTTTGATCCAATCTTTCATTTTCCAATCAGACCATTCTTTCAAATGAGCCCAAAGATCTTTTAGTAAGTTCATACAAACCTCCTTTTTAATTTTTGGATTATACTACTTTACACCTTTAAATGGAACTTTTTTAATTTGCATGTTGCTAGTTTGTCCTTTAGGTCCAGCTCCCTTATTCTTTCTCACAACAAAAGGAGAGAAAGTTATTGCAGCATCAGATGCCACAACAGAATTTGGAAAAGGGTTTTTACTAGGAACTTGAGTCATCTTTGTGTTTTTAAACTTCATGATCTTGCCTTTCCATAACCACGTTGAGCTAGTCTACCCGCTAGACCGCCATTTTTTAAACCTTGTTTTTTTAAACCGTTTATAGCTTCGCCTACTCCACCGCCCATAGCTTTTTTAATTACACCACGGCCCATAAGAATATCTTTTTTTGTTATTTTACCGTCACCGCTTAGATCAGGAAATTTTTTCTTAGCCATAATAATTAATGTATAGTCGGTTTTATAAGATTTATCAAGTCTTTAGCATTATGATCCATAATCTCGTTGTATTCTTGTAAAGACAGGTTATTTTGGTACAACATCTTAGCTGCACCCATCATTGCACCAGCTAAAAGAACTTGATCCTCTGAGCTTTGTGTACTTTTGTCAGAAAAAGCCATCAATTCTACAAAATATTCTTGTAATTTTTCTACTGGTGCCCT